AATGTCTGAACCTGAACCAGTAGACAACGCATCAGCAATGGAACCTAAATCTTCTTTGTATAAAATATTCCCAGCAACGACATTGATTGCTACTTGCTCTGCATCGGTAGGAGTAAGTTGCAACCAAGTAGTAGTTCCCAGATCATAGACATACATTACGTTGGTAGTAGTCAGAAAATATAAAGCACCGTCAGCTAAAGCATCTCCGTCATTATCCAAAGTAGGCGCGGATGACTTGCTGCCCAAAAACGCGTCATCAAATGTGTCGAGTACAGCGTTACAGGAAACTACGTCTGCCGCTGTAAGCCCAGCCTTTGTCGTGGCAATGACTGCTTGGGCAGTAGCAATAGTAGCTTGTGCTGTGGCTGTTGCCACTGAAGCGGCAACTGTATTTTCAGTCCACGCTATTTGCCCAGAACCATTTGTCGTTAAATAATCTGCGTTATCTCCATCCGCTTGTGGCCATTTCTGCCCGTCTAAAACTATCTCTCCAGCACCATTTGGAGTTATTGTTATGTCTCCGTCTGTATCGGTGCTTATTAAAGCGTTACCGCTAATATTTAGGTTGGAAGTAGCGTTAAAGGCAAGTGGTAAAACATACCACGTTGAACCGTTCCAATACTTCCATAAACTAGCACTTGTATCACGCCATACGGTTCCAGTTTGTTTGTTAGTCGGAGCGGAAGATGCGTTATGAATAGTAACAACCGCCTCGTCAACATCTGGGAAAGATGCTTTTACGGTATTTTTTATTAATCGTAAATGATCGTCACCTTGATTTCTGTTATCACTACCTACAGGATTAGTAGCTACCAGACTATCTATATATGTTCCTGACTCTAAACCCATTTCATTCTCCTATGCAACCGTCCAGGTTGTTGTGTCTTCCGTTACATCAACCCAAGTCGTTGTTGTTTCAGATGTAATTACCCAAGTTGTCGTTTGTTCAGCCATTTACGGTCCTTTAAAATCTGGGATTACTCTTAACGCAGAACCAGAATGACGATCCCTATTATCTTCGTTCTGGATTGCATTGATTGTTTCATTGAATAATTGAGTCCATTTCATAACCCCTTCGTTATGTTCTGTAAATGCTGATAACTCAATCAATGCCCCGTATAAATAAATATCAGGACAAGCAGTTAATAATTCGGTAGTTGTACTTGCATCGGATAAAGCACTAAATGTCTTGTAATACAGCATCTCCATTGTATAAACTCCATCTGGAGTTGGGGCTAATCTAACTTCATCCCCTAACAATGTATAAACAATTGGTTTACCAGTCTGGCTTCCTGCCCATAACGTATCTACTCTTTCCGGTGTCAAATATTCTAAATCAGTCACCGGAGAAGTATTCAACTTGAAATGACGCATCTGGACAAAGTTATCTGGCAACCCGTAATACTTTTGTGCGGATACGGTATTTGACGTAACCCGTGTTTCCATTATCCTGATTCTTATATTCCGGTTGATTCTCGTTTCAGCCAGTTTTATAAAATCAGGAATCTGGGAATCCAGATCATCTCGTTTACTCCAAGATTTAATAGCGGTTTGTAATTCTGCGTAAGTGCTTATTGCCATTAGGGTATATCATCCAGATTTTTGTTTTTGAATATATTCATAGCTAGGAAATTCATACCCTTGGAAACATAATCCATAAAAGCATTATCTCTCCATCTTGACGGCATAGCCATAGTCACGGTATTAGCAAACATAACAATCTCGGCAACCATTGCATACCAAGGCTGGTTCATAAACATTTCCATTATTTTCTCCTAAAGTTTGGTATTAGATGTTCTAAACATTATATTGTCACGATCATTCAACCATTTATTTAATCGCTCGGTGTTATCCCAAATACCTTTTTTCATTAACTCTTCTACTACAATCAACGGAATAGACGCAATTCGATGCCATTCGCCACGACCACCACTACTTTGAGTGTCCCAGTCTTTGCGTTTTTCTTTGTTAACCATTAATATCGGGTCAACCCATTGCTTATTCTCGAATGTAATAGTATCCTTCCATTCATCATACCAAACATTCCTGAGAACATCACCTCGGAATTCAGAGTCAAGTCGCTTCTCAGCCATAGTCAGACCATCCAGTAAAAGACAGCCGATACTGCCCATCCCATCATAAACCAGATAAATTTATCCCAATCCATTTTTCGCCTCCTATGTTCTTCTTGGATATATTTAATCCACTTAGGATCTATATACATAAGGTAAAAGGGAGGGTTTTACCCCTCCCAATCCCCATTAACTATAATGCTACAGTTAATTCTGCTACCTTCGCAGAAGAAGCCTCATTCCTATATTCAAGAGTATACTCACAAAGCATCTGACGCTTCTCAGAGTCACCCGTTCTTGCCAACGGTTTAACCTGGAATGGTCGAAGATAACCAACCGCCCAGAAATCCGTATCTAGAATCAAAGCAGTTCGATCTCGCTGGACACGATTAGGAATAACCTTAAAAGTACCGAAATCGCTGACATAAATATCAGCCGCCCCGATAATCACTCCCTGTCCAACATTCTTCTGGTCACGATACAATGTAGCAATACCCTCAAAACCAGAAATAACTGTTTTATTATGTGGACCTACCATAATCATCCCAGGACTTCCGCCTTGGGTGTAACAGTTTTTGATCTGCGGTTTCAACAAAACCTCAGTCAAAGGACGAGGAGTACCATCCACAACATCGGCAGTACCATTCGTAGAGCCAGAAACTCCGTGAGAGGTATTCGTCTTGATAACTGCCTCTGCACCAGAACATTCTCTAGCACCAGAAGAACTACCAGTTTCTGCAATCTGCGGAGAAGTTAAACGACATTCCATATCTCGCTTTAACTCTTTCCCAGCTTTAGCAACTTGGTAAGCTACCTCTGATTTTTTACCGGCTTTGTTGACTACTTCCTGCGTACCAGAAACCACAATAACCTTATCAGAAATCTGGGTAAGGTTAGTTACTCTGGTAGTTGCAGTAATAGCATCGTTTGTCGCTTCATCACCGTCAATAACTTTATTATTAGCGGTAAAAGAAGCAAGTGAATCTGTCTGCCATTCGTGCGTAGTAGCAGATACTTTAACTCGACCAATCGAACTCATAAAAGGAGTATCGGTTGGGGAGATATTGTAAATTACATCTGTTAAATCCTCACGATTGCTATTTACGCCATCGTAAGAATCGTAGGTTTCGCTTGGTTGTGCCATAATTGGCTCCTTATTCTATTAAATCAAAAATCAAACGTGCCGCATCATCAACACGACCCGTCTGTTTTAATTTTTTGTTTTGTCGATTACGCTTGTCCGTACCCATAGTACCTCTTGAGTCCGAACCCCTTGGGCGTTGTACCCTTGGAGCATTGCGTGTTTTTTTACCACCTGCATCCGCATCCTTAATCTTGTCAAAAAGCATTGCCTTCCGCAAGATAACCAAGGCTCGATGATCGGATATTGTATCGATCTCTTCCTGTTTGTATCCCTGCGTTGCGGCGTAACCTTTCAACTGATCCCGTAACGCACCGCCCTTTTTAGGATCAGTCCATTCTGGGATATGTTTCACCAATGCGTCTGCTTCCTTCTTGAGCAACTCGGTATGACCTGCTTGCATCTGTGACATTTGTGCCTGACGCTCTTTAATAGCAGATTCCTGTACCGTTTTACGTTCCTCTTCCATCTCACGCAATTCATCCCGTTTGGCAAAATACTCCATCGGGTCTTCCGTTCTGAGCCTTTCAAGCTCGCCTTGATCGACCTTTCCAATCTTATCGTTCAGACGCTTGTCCAGTGCCTCAAGAGCTTGCATATATTGCTGACTTTGTTGAGCCAAGACGTTTTGGGCTTGTCCCATTTTCTGTCTTTGATCATCAAAGTCCTGCAAACCTTGCGTGTTTTTCCTGTCCCGTTGATAACTGGCTTTCAGTTCACCAAAGGTGACACTAGTTCCATCAATGTCGTAACCTTCTTCGCTTTCAGCCGGTTGACCTACAAACTCATCATCTGGAACAGATTCTTCTATATCTTCAACGGCTTGTTCTTCTACAGATTCAGACTCAGCCGAAGTGTCTGTTTCTGACGGAAATTCACGGGATTGATACTCATCAGGCTCAAGGCTTTCAACAGCCTTTGCAGCACTTTGTACATTCTCGAAAGTTCCAAAAATCCCATCATTAGGATTCTGTTCTTGTTTTTGTTCTTCAGCCATTTTGTTCTCCTTATTTTGCAACCCCACGATTGACGGAAGCAGCTTTAGCTAAATCCTCAATCTGGCGGTTAGCCAATTTTCCGGTTTGCATAACGGTCTGTAAATGACCCTCTACCGTACCTAACATTTTAATTGCTACCCATAAAGACTCTCTTGCTTCTTTATCTCTTGCTGGGGAATTTTCCCATTCGTTTAAATATAATTCTCTTAAATACGAAAACGATTCCTTAAACAATTTATCGTTTAATATCCGCTCGGCGTTCTTACCTCTTGATGTTTCAGTATCCCTATTCGCCATTATTCATTCTCCGCCAAATCCTAGTAATCCTCCGGCAACTGGGTGTGAACCCCATCCGCCAGATACCTGCCTTCCACCCCAACCTCCATAATGACTACCTGGAGCAGTTTGAGAGAATCCACTTAAACCGCCAACTTGAGGTGTCCCACCATATCCGCTCAACGAACTAGCTTGAGGTAAATTAGCGGCGTAATTTGCTCTTTGAATTTCTGCCTGTTTTACTGCCGCACCAGAATCACCGCTCATATTACCGAGAAAAGAACTAAGACCGCTTAAGTAATTATTTATATTCCCAAACCGTGCGTCAAGGTATCCTTTCTGGTCAAATTGTTCGGGTACTCTATATTCATTAGGCCCGTGATCGGTAATATAACCACCAGTGGTAAAATCACCCCTTGTCCCACTATAAGGAGAATAAGTAGGAGTTTGTGCAAAACCTTGTAACGGGTTTGGATTAATATTAGCCATATCGAACAAACCTTTAAATTGTTCGCCAGCATAATCCTGAAATTGGGAACGCTTATCTTCGGTGCTTTTTATATCCCACTCTGGGCCTGTCTCCTCTGTCCATCTCCAATTTTTGTGCCAACTTCCTTCATACGGATCATATTTAGGTCTTTGCCCTATTGCAGATTCGTATTCATATGGATTGTAAGTATAAGCCATTATTGCCCCACCTTAATTGCACGTTTCTCTTGTATTTCCGCACCCAGTTCCATTAACTTGATACGGTTCTCTTCACGTTCCATCATAATATCTGAAAGTAATTTTTCTTTTTCAAGTTTAAGTTTTTCAATTTTAAGTTTGAACTCCTCTACATCCATTTTGTTTTCAACCTGATCCTGTTGCATATCCGCTTGCAGTCGCTCTCTTTCGATCTGATGTTTCATCTGATCATTCTGTGCTTTCATCATATCAGCTTGTGCTTTTTGCTGAAGCACTTGTTGCATTGGATCTTGTTCTTTAGATTGTCTTTGCTCTGGCGGAACCATCTTCGGATCAGTAAAGAAGTCTTGATAGTTTTTCATTCCCATAGCCTTTGTTGCTTCCTTCAATAAATTATAAGCATTCTCAGGCTGAACAATAAATTTAAGTTCTGGGTCTTGTCTTATATTAGAAAGATGCGTACCCAGCATATTAAGATTCATTATCGTCTGGTCACGATTACCGTTACCCAGCCCAACCGTTACAGTCATATTCATTCGATGACTCCATTCCAATGGATCAATCTGAACCCAGTCCTGCCCAGTTAACTGAACCATTCTTTTTTTATCCTGATGCTTAACTACTAATTCGTGTATCTTTAAAAATAAATCCTTTACTCCAGTTTCAGCAAAAATTCTTGCCACTAATTCCATCTTCATATTTGCGGCAGTCACTTGCTGGCTTACTGCCGTGGCAGTTGTATGTTGCAGAGTATCCGCATCAAGTCCTTGGAAAACCCTGATCCCCGTCCTCTCATCTCTCACTTTGTCTATATATTCCAACATCGTAAATGAAGAGTTCGGTAGTTGCGGTTGCTCCAATCTGCGAACCGCTCCTGCAACCTTCTCCCTGATGATTCCACCAGGTCTGGATGTTAGTAAGTCGTCCAAGTTAACCTGACCTTCGACCATAACATAACGCCCGTTATTCAACATATAATAGTTGTCGAGCATATTACGCCAGAGGGTTGACTTGATTAATTGCAAGTCCATAGTCAGATCAGCTAAAGATAACCCGTAAAACTTATGAGGAATTGGGATCGGGGTCAGAGAAATATAGGGATGCCCATCTACTTCCTCCTTTGAAAGTATTCTCTCCCCTGCTTTCAAGACCTTGATCCATTCGGAAACTCCATCACCGTTTGCATCAATTTTTAAATAACATTCATCTACCCATATTTTTCTATCGGCTCCGTGTACACCAGGATTCATTCCCGTGTCTAATGAAGAATCATCATAATCGTGCCGTGCCTGATATTCCTCGGACCACCATTGTTCGTCATTACCAACCAATTCATCAACGTCCTTGAACCCCATTTCCTTGAGTTCAGAGATTGTCATCAATGTTCTATCGCCTAGGAATATTGCGTCTTCCATTGTATCCGCCTGTTTGGAAATATAAAATTGTTCTGGCGGTACAACCATTACCCTTATCTTCCCTTCAGTTTCCTTTCTTGTGATTACTATGTCGTGTAATATATCTGGTCTTATAAATTCAGCTTCCGCTATTCCCTGATCTATCTCACCCTCTCCAGAATTTTCAGAATGTTCTAATACTTTAACTTCAGGGTGATTTACTATATTAAGATATTCAAGATCAGTCAGTCCCGTATATTCCTCACGTCTGTCTACATCCGCTTCATCCCACCAGACTTTAGTGATACCGTTTTTCATCATCAAGGCATCCTTGAACCAGTCGTAAAGAATCTTGAACCCGTCATTATCACGATTCAAAACATAATTTACATACTGGGTTTCCTGTTTTGCGGCTTCAACATCTTCTGGGCCGTGCGGATCGAATCTTCCTATATCATCACCAGATGAAAAGATACGCATCAACGAAGGCATCATCCATTCGATAACATCGCTTACATCGGTAGAAACAACCTGGGAACGTCCTTCAACTTCATTGCCAAAAGGATCACCATAATAATAATCTATGGCTTTTTTACGTTGCTCAAAAAGTTCCCCACCAAAACCAAGAGCATTCCTTGTTTCGTGGTCAATAATTGTTTTTAATTGTTCTTCGTCAATCTTTCTTCTTTTTTTCGCCATCCGATTCCTTTGGTTCGTTGTATATATCTAGCAATATACCAACTTGCATTTCAAGCTTGGCTACCTTTTCTTGTAGTTCCTTTATTTTAGCTATTTCTCTAAGACTCATTTGTTCCTTTGCGAATTGAAGAATCTCTTCTTCCGACATATATCCCATTCATACAATCCCCAATTCGGGATACTCTATCTTCTTATTATAATTTTTAACCGACTGAAATGCAAATGTCAAACACAAAGCATCTGCAAGATCGGGAGATTGAACTCCATTTTTTCTCATCTCTTCTTTAGACTCTACTTTCAACTTTCCTGATGATGTATAATTATATCTAGGCATTGCTAATTCAGCTATCAATTCATCCTGATTCGGTATATGAGTATTCCGCTCATCGAACCATTCTCTCGTTTTCCACCACAATTCATCCCTTAATCTATTAAATCTAGTTTGTATGGAAGGTGATTCAGCAACATTAATTCCCCTTGCTGGAAGTCCCAATTCCATCAAACGATCCACAACTCCTGCCCCTAGTCCAATTGAATCTATCAGTATCTCCTTTGGGATTTCCCAACTCTTCATCTTGTTATATTCCGCTACTACAATACCACATAACTGCATCAAATCTTTACCACGCCAGGATCTTATAGGTTCCGTCAACGTATTTTCCATACGC